CAAATCTAGGAATTGCTGCAAAGAAATCAACTATTCCACCAAATACATTTTTAATAGCATCTCTAAAACTAAAATCTTTCATAGCTTCTGCTACTTGCTCAAAACCTAATTTTTCTAATAAAAATGCAAATGTATTTTTGACAAAATCCAAAGGCAAACCAACTAACCCTCCAAGAACAGAACCAATAGCAGTAAGAACACCATCAATTATACCACCATCTTTATATCCTTCTATAAAACCTTTTACTGCATCTATTAAAGAAAAAATAACTGTCAATGGTAAAGCTAGTTTACTAAAAACTTTTAAAACTGGACCTAAAAATTTAAATGTGTTCGCTAAAATGGATCCAAACTTACCTACCTGTGTTGTAAATTTGCCAAAGAAAGCAAGAAATCTAGATACTGGCCCAGCACCACCTAAACCTGCAACAAGTTTTAATTTTTTTATTGTACTTAATATATTAACAAAACCAAAAGTAAACACAGTAGCAACTTTAGACAAACCTGCTAATATTTGTGGAAACTTTATAGTGTTAATTAGTGTTTGAAGTTCATCTTTAAATTTTAAGGCAAGTAAACCTAATGCACCAACTATAATACCTTTGAATGCAAGTAATCCAAAACCTCCTCCTTTAATATCAAACTCAGGTTTATCTTTACCTTCACCTAATCCTTCTGTTTTTTGAAGATCCTTTCCTCTATCAGTTCTAGCTTCAGGATCAGGAGCAAATGCTTCAACAACTTCATTTTTAAGTGTTTTGACTGCTGTTATAAGTGGAGTTAATGCAGAAATAAATATATTTTTAATTTCAGTTATAGAACCTTTTTCAATATCAACCATTAAAGGTTCATTTGCATTTATTACTGGTGTTGGTAACACTATCTTCTCCTGGTTTTAGCCATTTGTTGTTCTTGTTCTATTCTTGCATTTTCTTTTTCAATATAAGCAATTAAAAAACCAACATAAATGTCTCTTTCAAAAGGCATTAAGTTTTCTACATCACTCAATGAGTATTTATGATGTTGCATTAAAGAAAAGTTTGTATGATAATAGTTTTCGAGCGAGTTGTAGCACATAGCTACAAAAAAAAATCCATGAGTCCCTCCAAATGATACTCAACTTCTTCTCCACATTTGGAACATTTATATTTTACTGAATGTCTAACCTTTGGAGAGTTGGTAAAGAAATCAGATATTTTCATGAATTGTTTTTGATCAAGTTGTTCTAAAAATGTTTGTAATTCATCAGGAGTAAAATCATTATAAACCTGATCTTTATCAAAAACATTTACAACACATTTTTGAACTAAAGCAAATATATCTTGAATTTGGGGAGTATCTTCAAACTTTTTTAAGTCAACCATTTTTAAAGTAGGATATTTCATAGTCAAACCTAAACCACCTTCTAATTCAACTATATTACCTTTTTCATTTGGCTTTGTAACTTCTATATCATTAATGTTAATAACCACATCTGTAACTCCACCACATCCTTCTTTACTGTGTTTTAGTCTAACTTCTATATCTTCACTTACACTTTTACCTCTTAGTTGTAAAAATAACCATTCAACATCAAATACCGGAAGATCTGTTACAGTCATTGGAGTTTTGATACATGACTCTAAAATATTGTATACTGCTCTTATAACTTCATCTTGATCTTTACCTTGTTGAGCCATTAATAGTATTTTTTCTTCCTTTACTAAGAAAGGTCTGAATACTATTTTTTCTCCTGTTGATGGTAACGAGGTAACAAACTCGGGTGTTTTTATTTGTGGTAGTGCCATTATAACTCCTTAAAAAAATAATTTACTAGCAACTCTCACTGCATTCGCTCCTGATACCACTCCTGTAACTGCTTGCTGTGTTCTAGGTGATAGGCCTGATATAGCTCTGCCACCTAAGGATCCAATTGCTGCACCTAAACCAGATCTATTTAAAAAATTACCTGTTTTAGGTTTAGCTGAAGACTCAATATTTCTAATGGATCCATCTTCGAAATATTTATAATCAAAAACTACATTTAACCTAACTAAATCATTTGCAGACCAATCCATTTGAAGATCTTGAATAGTTCTTGGATACGCTTCCTTCAAAGTTAAATTATAAACTTCTTTCAACCCTTCATCTCCACCTACTTCTGAAAATGCATGAATAGTTATATCACAAACATGGTTCTGTAGATAGTTTAATTCTCTAACAGATACATTTGGATTAGTATCACCATGTGTTCTAGCATGACCAACTATTAAGTCTTGCCACAATTCAAAGAATATTTTTTCACTATAATCTTCAGACATTAAAAATTGTGCATCAACAGGTTGGTAAACTGCATTAGTTGGATATTCTCTATTTAAACCATAATTGCCTTCTTTGAATGGGGATGAGATAATAATTCTTCCAGGCAATGAAGTTCTTTCACATCTAAATGCTAGGTTAGTATTACCTTCGGACTCCCAACCTACAAAATTTTGTTTTTCTTTTTGAAAAGTTTTAAGTATATTACTATTGACACTTTCAGCAAGAGGTGAACCATTTGGTGCTGTAAAAGTCAACATAAAGTGTGATAGCTTTGCTACACCACCTCTATTAACTACTCCCTGATGATTACTTCTCGCATTAGGGGATACTTTTCTTGAATTTACATTATACTCTGACATTATCTTCCTATCATTTCTCTACTAAGTCTAAATACACTTGCTTTACTTTTCTTTCTAAATCTTTCTGTTGGTAAAAATAATGCAGTATCCCATTGATCTGCATTGATCTTAACAAATCTACTTCTAACTCTGTTAATCAGATACCTCTTTACACAAGGTTTAAAAAATCTAAACTTGCTAGCCTTATTTAGTATGTTATAGCTAATTCTAATGCGTGTATCTTCATCAAAAGTTTTATCTGTAGAGATAGTATATAACCCATCCATTAATCTAGCTCTTAAACGTGGATGTAAGTAATGAAGATTGATACCTAGAAAAGATCCACTGTCAATTGCTCTTTGTCTTGTAAACCCTCTTTTGAATGGAAATATTAATGGAAACCTATCATAGTATGGTAACTCTTCTTTCATTTTTGGATCATAAAAAAAATGGTACATAAAACCAACTTGAGGTACTCTTGTCAATTGTATTTTAGGTGCTGTTTTGATTATAGTATTAGGTTGAACTCCAGTAGTTTGTCTAGCAAGGTTTCTAAACCAATTTCTTGCACTTCTAGTTTTAGCTGGAGCTTGGCCAGCTTTGACACCTTCATCTAATAATTTTTGGTAAATATATGCTACCAACTTTGTAACCCTAATTCTTTTTCAGTTATTATAACGAACTCCCAGTCCCTGTCTTCACAGAATTCTCTAGCAGCTCTCCACTTATAAGTATTTATTGCAAATGTCTTAACTTCATTAATATACCTCTTTGTCTTTCTGTTTTGTATTTTAGGTTCTTGGACTTGTTTGTGAGGTTTAACTTCAATAAGTTTAGTTTTAAATTTACCATCTTTATTCTTAACCTTAGCTAAAAAATCTGGATAATATCTGTGATACTTACCATCAATAGGATGTTTATATGGTATAAAAAACTCTTCGCTTTGCCATTCTATCACATGATCATTATTATCAAAATAAATCATCATCTGTTTTTCCCACGAACTACGATAAATAATATTAGTAGGATCACCTTTATATTTTTTTGGATGTTTAGGTTTAAACAATCCTTTATACTTTGAAAAGATCATACATTATTTTATAATAATTTGTAAGGGAAGTCAACTAAAATGGCAAGTGCAATAGAACAAGAAAGACTTAATAGGATTAATAAATCTAATCCAGGTGGTGGACTAGCAACTGGTGGTAAAGATGATGGTGGTCCATTAGATTCTCTTAATGATAAAATAGGTTCAGCTGAACCATTATTTTATCCTGTTGATATTCAAGCTATAGATCACTATATGATTTTCTCTGCATATAAAGAACATACATTTCAAGGATCATTGGAGTCAACAAAGAGAACCAACTTTCAAAAGGAAGGTTCAGTATTTTTACCAATGCCTTCTAACTTACAAACAGGTTATCAGCAAGTATATAAAGAAGAAGCTGTTGGTGCACTTGGTATGGCTTTAGGTGCTCAAGCTAAAGGTGTTATAGAGGATGCAGGAGCAGGAAAAGGAGCTGGAGGAAAAATAGGTGAAGGATTAGCAAGTATTGGTAGAAGAGCAATGAAAAATTTAGGTACTGAAGGTACTGGTGGAGCTGCATTAAATGTTGCATTGGGTGAAGGAACTCAATTAGCAGCTGGAGTTGTGAATCCTGTTCTTGGTGCTGCTTTAAACAAAGCAGTTCAAGTTGGAACAGCTTTTGCTGGGATAGCTAGAAATCCTCATATGGCAGTATTATATGATTCACCTCAGTTTAGAGCATTTGAGTTTGGTTTTGATTTAAGACCTAAAAATTATCAAGAAAGTTTAATGATTGGTAGAATTATTCACTTCTTTAAATATTATAGTCATCCTGAATATAAGTTTGGTAATCATTTCTTTGTATATCCTAACCAGTTTAAGATAAGATTTAAGTATCCTGAATTTTTATATAGATTTGGTGATTGTGTTTTAAAAAGTGTTGCAATAGATTATCACGGTGAAGGTACACCTCTGTACTATGATGCAGGTGTTGGTGAATCTGTTGATTTAGGAGATGGTGCAGGACCACAAAGTGGAAGAAAATTAAAAGCACCTGCTAATGTAAAATTACAACTTAGTTTCCAAGAAGTTAAAATACTTACTAAAAAAGAAATTCAAAACCAGGGAAGATAATGGCTTTTTACTTTAGACCTTTTCCAAAAATTGATTACGATATTAAAAAAAATAAACTACCATTGCTGTTGACTAATGTTACAGCAAGGTATAAAATAAGAGATGTATTAAAAAGTAAAGTTGCAATTTATTATGATTATTTAATCAAGGATAGTGATAGACCTGATTTAATTGCATACAAATATTATGATGATGAAACACTTGATTGGTTAATTTATCTTGTTAATGATATAATAGATCCATATTATGATTGGCCCTTAAAACAAGATGCATTTAACAAATACATGACAACATTGTATGGTAGTGTTTCTGGAGCTCAAGCAACAGTATATGAATATAGAAAAATATTAAACAGTCAATCAGTATTATTTGATGGAACTATTATACCAGAAAGATATGTTGTAGTTGATTTAAATACTTATAATGGATTAGCAACAAATGCTAGAAGAGAAGTAGATGCATATGAATATTATGAAGAACTTAATAATAAAAAAAGACAAATCAAATTACTTGATAAAAGATTTGCATCAGATGTTAAATCAGAAGTTGAATTAATTTTTGGTGAAAATTATAATTAAGATTGGTAAATTATGAGTACCTCAGTCGAATCAGATGTTACTAGTCTACCTAGTGAAATAATTTTAAGTGTTAGATTATCAAACTATAAAGACGAAGTAAGAGATATAACTGAATTAGTTTATGGATTTAGTATCTATGAAGACTTATTTTCACCTACTGTATCTTGTGAATTAATAATAACTGATGCAGAAGGATTAAATACTACATTTCCAATTGTTGGTGATGAGCATGTTACAATTATCTATAAAACAAGAGGAGTAAAAACAGATAAAGAACAATATACTACTCGTGTAAGAACATTTCAAGTATATAAAATGGCTAAAATTGTTGAGTCTGCAGAAAGACAACAAAACTATAAATTATTTGGAGTAGATGATCACTTTGTAATGAATGAGATGATAGATTTGAATACAAGTTATGTTGGATCCAATTGTGTAAAAGCTATTAGTGATATATTCAAAAGTAATTTTATCAAAAATGTCAATGATGAATTCAGACCATTTATAATTTATCCTAAGTTATTTGGATTAGAAACCAATGATGTTTTAGAGTCAACTAATAGTTCTTTTTATATTGCTCCAGGTGTTACTCCTTTTGAAGCAATTAGTTATCTAAAAGGTGAAGCTGAACATAAAAATTTAACAAATAGCAGTGATTATGTTTTTTATCAAGATTATAATGGTTTTCATTTAACTACCTTAACTGAACTTAAAAATCAAGATGCAAAATTTAATTATACTGTAAAGGATATGGCTGCAGATGCTGATGATGTTGGAGCTAAAGTAGGTCAACAATCCAATAATGATGAAGTAGATGATATGAGAACAGTATTAGAATTTGATATTCAAAAAACATTTGACTCACTACATCATCTCGGATTAGGTACATATGGTAATAGAGTTGCAGCTATTGATATTTTAACAAAAAGATTTGATGAAAAATCATTTAGCTACTTCAATGAGTATCCTACACTTAATACAATGGATGTAGGAGGTTTGCTAAGTCCAAACAGTTTATATAAATTTTCTGGATCAACTCATACTAGGTATATACCAACTGAATTATTATCAAGCAGTATACCAACAGGTGTACCTACTAATTTTACAAATGAGATACCTAACTATAATCAAACACCTTATTTTTATCCAATTGATAAAGAAAAACCTGATCCTAAAAAAGATAAAGTTGAAGGTACAATCAGTAACAAATCTGCTAATGAAAGACAAAGAGATTTATTATCAAAAGACACCAAAATAAGCAATCCAAGAAGAAAACATTATTTGTTAAATCAAAGAGTTTCAGCTAAAGGAGTTTTAGATACAATTATGGTAGATATAGTAGTTCCAGGTAATAGTGATCTTAAAGTTGGAGATACTATTAATTTCTATCTACCACAAACTTCAGCTAATTTAGATGGAGAGTTATATAATTTCTTCTTTGGTCAAAGAGATCCAAAATTTTTAGTTGTAAAATTAAATCAAAAATATACAACACATGTTACATCTTATCATACAATTATAACTATAGTTAAAGATAGTTACAAAGATGAAATAACAACAATTATGAAAAAAGTAGCTGACAGTAAAGGACAACCAAGTGACCAGTAAAACATTTGATAAGGAATATTTAGGACTGAATGGTTTTGTTTGGTTTTTTGGTGTTGTTGAAGATATAATGGATCCATTGAAAGTTGGAAGAGTAAAAGTAAGATGTTATGATTGGCACACTTCTAATAAAGGTGACTTACCAACTAATCAACTACCTTGGGCTCAAGTTATGCTACCAGCAAATAATGCAGCAGTATCAGGTATAGGAACTTCACCAAATGGATTAAAACAAGGAAGTTGGGTTATAGGATTTTTCTTAGATGGTGAACAAGCTCAACGACCATTTATAATGGGATCTATACCAGCTATACCAAGTCACAAAGCAGATAAAGATAATAAGAATAAAGGCTTCAATGATCCTGAAGGAAGATATCCAACTGTTGCACATGAACCTGATACAAATAGACTAGCTCGTAATGATGCAAATAATGCACACAGTGTTATAGCTTCTAAAAATAGTGGTAGATCATTATCAGTACCAACTGCTATGATGGATCCAGCTGGTAAACATTGGGAAACAGATTATTCTTGGAATGAACCTGCTAGTGCATATGCAGCAGTTTATCCAAATAACCATGTGTTTGCAACACAGTCAGGACATATAAAAGAATTTGATGATACAACTCATAATGAAAGAATACATGAGTATCATAAAACAGGAACATTTTATGAAGTTGATAAAGCAGGTATAAAAACTACTAGAATAGTTGCTAATAATTATACTATTATAGCTGGTGATGATAATGTTCATATTAAAGGAATTTGTAATCTAACTATTGATAGTCATTGTCATACTTACATAAAAGGAAACTGGAAAGTACAAGTTAATGGAAACAAATATGAAACTATTCATGGTAATAATGTTATAACAGTACACAAAAATCAATCAGAAACTTGTAATGTAAACTTCACACAAAGTGTTGGTGGAACAAAAGGTACAACAGTAACTGGATCCGTCACTGAAACATATAATTCTAGTAAATCAGAATCAGTTTCAAGTAGTGTGTCTGAGTCTTATGGAGGTGATCAAATAACAACTGTAAGTGGTGATGTTGAGATTGAGGGTACTAATATTCATTTAAATAAAAATAAATAATGAAAGGATCATATAAAATAAAAACATTTGATAATAATATCATTGAATATGATAACTTTGATGATATACCAAATAAGTTTTTTAGATTAATAAAATACAATCCAGAATATCCACCTTCACCACATAGTGAAGAAGATCATAAAATGATAGAAGAATTTGATAATAAATTACATGAACTTTTAAGGAGAGAGTCAGATGGCGAGTAAAGCAGTAACAAGAGAAGGTGACAAAGACGTAACTCATTGTTCAACACCAGCAAGAGATCAACATTCACCAAATGTATTAGT